TGGTCATGGCCCAAGCAGCAGAAGAAGTGGCAAATGCCAACGCTGCCATGGGAATTGCTCAAAGTCCAGAGCAGCAGATGCTTCTTCTGGAAAAAGAGCGGCTTGAACTGGACAAACAGAAGGCAGAGATGGAAGCTGCCAAGGATTCTGCTGATATTGCCCTTAAACAGATGGACATGCAGCTTAGAGGTAAGGAAAACATGAATGACATGGTGATGAACGTGGGCAAAATGGAGGCAGACGAGCGCAAAGACAATCTCAAAGCTCTGGAAGCCACTGCCCGACTAGAACTGGAGAAACAAAAACTAGACGATGACTCTGAACTAAAGGCAGCTAACACAGCTATTCAGACTCTTCAGGCTGTTAGTAAAAAATTAGGAGGGTAACGTGGCCACCACTGATAATTTAGGCCCTGTTTACACAGGAATGAGCCAAGATGAGCTTTTAAAGTTGATAGAAGCAGCAAAAGCCACTGTACCCCCTCCTGCAACAGAGGAACAAAAGGAATTTGCACGAAGATATGATGAGAGTCAAGACCCCGGTGGTAGAATACGTCAACAATTTATTAGACCCCCTCGCGGACCAGTGGCCCCTAGACCAATGACAAGACCTGAAGGACTAATGGCAACTCCTCAAGTACAAGAACCAAAGGAAGAAGCAGATATGTTTGATTTTAGTGCTATAAAAAAATATATAACAGATATGTTTAGTTCTCGTTCTCCCACTTCTCCTGATGTTAAAGTACCTATTAAACCAGAAATAGAAGAGGAAGAGGTAGAGGTAGAGGTAGAGAGTGATGACGGGGGACCAGCTGGTGAGCCTACCCGTGACGATGCTTTTATAAATATAATCAAAAAGTATGAAGGAAAACCTATACTGAAAGCCAGAAAACCTGTAAAGGGTGATCCTTATACCATTGGCTATGGGAGGACCAGAGACCTCAAAGGAAAACCTATTACCAAAGATACCAAGATCACAGAAGAAGAAGCAGATCAAATGCTCCGAGAAGACCTTGGTACTCGTATGAAGGAAATTAAAAGAGCTTACCCTGATTTTGAATCTTACCCTGCAGAGTTGCAACTACAAATAACTCAGTCTTACTACAGAGGAACCTTGACTCCCAAGCATAGTCCTAAAACTAGAAAGCTTATAAATCAAGGAAAGTTTAAGGAAGCTGCCAAAGAACTTTTAAACCATGAGGAATATAGAACAGCAAAGGAAAAAGGTAGGAGTGGAATTCAGACAAGAATGAACGCTGTAGCAAGAGCCTTAGAAGACTATGAAGAATCTCTACAAGAGACCAAGGCAGCTTCAGGTGGAAGGCTGGCTAAAAATCCTAACCCCTATCCTCCCAAGGCAATCTAAGATGCCCTTGACCCCCGGTAAAAGTAAGAAAGTTATTTCCTCCAACATTAAAAAATTAAAATCAGAAGGATACCCTCACACTCAGGCAGTGGCAATTGCCATGTCAAACTCCAAGCGGTCTAATAAAAGACCCTCTAAAAAAAAGCGTAGGATAACCAGAAGAAAATAGATATAATTCTGTTATGGATATATTCCAAGAAATAAAGAAGGCTTATTCCCAGCAGCAAGAAAATTTAAAGAATTTGCTTGCGGAGGGACAGGCAGAGGACTATAACCAATATAAGCAGTTGGTAGGTACCATATCAGGAATCGAATGGGCCTACACAGAATTAACCAGAATTGTTAATAACAGAATGGAGAATGACTTAGCCGATGATTAATCCAAACCTTGCAGGAGCTATTCCCAATGATGCGTGGATCACTGAACCAGACGTACCAGACCCAGAAGTTCTTCCGAACCTTCCGGGCTATCATATTCTGGTCCGTCCTGTCACTGTTAAGCCAAAAACAAAAGGAGGCATCATCTTACCAGAAAGAGCTAGAGATGATATTGCTTACCTTACCACGGTGGGGCGTGTACTCAAAGTAGGAACTTTGGCCTACGAAGACAGAGATAAATTCTTGGCAGGGGCATGGTGCAAAGAAGGAGATTTTGTTTGTTATCAAAAACTTTCAGGTACAAAGTTTGTGTACAAAGGAATAAAATTACTTCTTCTTTTTGATGATCAAGTTCTTATGAAGATTGATGATCCAGAAGATTTAGATACCACGCTTGCATTAAGTACTTGAGTATGGTATATAATAATATTAGAGCGTAATCTTAGTAGTCGCATACTATGGAGAAAAAAACAATGTCAGAAGAACAGGTAGAAGTAGAAGCAAAAGAAAATGTAGCTGAAGAGCTAACCGAGTGGAGTGAGGTTGATCTTTCTCCTGAAAGCAAAAAAGAAAAAGTTGAGTTTGAGGTTGAAAGTGCTGAACCAGAAGTGGACGAAGCACCTGCAGTAGAAGAACCCAAAGAATTACCTGAGTTAGACGGTATAGAGACCAAAGGTGCTGAAAAAAGAATTAGGCAACTTGTCAAGCAAAAGAAAGAGCGTGACGAGAAAATTGCACAGCTAGAGGCCGAACGCCACCAGTGGGTGCACACTGTCAACCAAAGGGATAAAAATACTGTAGACCTGACCAAGGCTACTTATAACCAAAGTCAGCAGCAACTACAGCAGCAAGCTGAACTGGCAAAACAATCTTATCTTAGTGCCTATGACTCAGGTGACAAAGAAAAGATGTTGGAAGCTCAAGAGATTTTAAACAAGACTCAAGTAGATTTAAATAACATTGAGCAAAATAAAAATCAGCTTTCTCAGTACGAAAGAACACTGGAAGCCAGAGAATACCAGCAGCAACAACAGTTAGCAGCACTTCAACAGCAGCAGCAACAACAACAGGCACAAGCGCAAGAGAATAATGATTATGATCCTAGGGCTGTGCAGTGGAGTCAAAGACCAGAAAATAATTGGTTTGGCTCAGATAATATAATGACCGTGGCAGCTTTAACAATAGATGCCCAGTTAAAAGAAGAAGGTTATGATCCATCCTCTGATTCTTTTTATGCAGAGGTGGATTCCAGAATGCAGCAGGAGTTTCCTCATAAATTTAACAAGGAAGCACAAGCCCCTGCACGAAATACTCAACAGGTAGTGGCAGGACAGTCGCGCAGTCCCACCAGTTCCTCCTCTTCTAAAAAGGTTAAGCTGACTCAAGAAGATGTCAGATTAGCCCAGAAGTGGAATATCCCTCTTGAGAAGTATGCTGCTGAAAAAGCACGGGCAGACCGTGCAGCAGGTGAGTATGTACCCATCACTGGGTAAAATTGGCGCGTAACAAAAAAAGTAAAGGAGCGTTTAAAGATGAGTAAAACAAGTAGTAGAGCAACGCAAACAAGGGAAACTGAAACAAAGGAATATACTTATACAGAACCTAATTGGTTAGATATACCAGACCCTGTTGTAGACAGATTCACCGCTGAAGACATGGTTCTCCGTTGGATACGCATCTCCCTCAAAGGTGAGGACGACTACAAGAATGTTGGTAATAAGATGACCCAAGGTTGGGTATTTGTAACTCCAGAAGAAGTTCCTGAGATGTTACACTCTGCCACTGTTTTAGACGCTGGTCGCTATACAAATTGTGTTGTACGGGGGGATGTCGCTCTAGCCAAGATGCCCCGTGGCAAAGCAAAAGCCAGAAATGATTATTATCAGGATAAGGCCAATGCCATGATGGATGCTGTAAATCAGCAGTTGATGGCAGCGTCAGATTCCAGAATGCCCATTTCAAATAATAGCACTTCAACTGTAACCAAGGGTAGAATGCCTCAGTTTCAAAACTAACAGTTAAAGATACTGCTTATTCTACTCATCTTTAAAGAAAAGGAGATTGTAGTATGACTACTACTAAGGCCCTAAATGGTCTCACTCCTTCGCGTAGATACGCTGGTGGTGCAAATACCACGCAGACCCGTAACTATCGGATTGCATCTGGCGCAGCTGGGAGCATGTTCACAGGTGATCTTGTTCTTGTTGCCAACGGTGTAGTTTCGGTTATTGCGGCTGATGCTGGTAATGCAGCTAATGGTTGCCCAATTGGTGTTTTTATGGGTTGCTACTACGAAGAAGACGGTGAGCCAAAGTGGAGAGACTTTTGGCCCACGGGAACTTCTGCCAGCAATGCTTACGCGATTGTTTGTGATGATCCCCAAGCAACTTTTGAAATTCAGTGTGACACTAGCGCCTCTGTTGGCGATATCATGGAGCATAACTTTGAAGTGACCCGAGGTGCAGGTTCTACCTTCACTGGTCGTTCAGGGTTTGGCCTTGATGTTGCGTCCAGAACTTCTGGTGTGGCGGCGATGTTCCGTATCATTGACTTTGTTGATACCCCCGGTAATAACATTGACAATGCTTCAGAACGTGCTTTCCCAATTGCTGAAGTTCAACTTATCCACCACCAACTGACCCGTGTTTCATCTGGTCAGGGCTAACCCGAAAGGAGCTTAGACAATGGCTATTAATAGAGCTAGTATTGCCAAGCAGCTTCTGCCGGGTCTTAATGCCGTTTTTGGTATTGAGTACGGAGAAGTTGCCGATGAATACAGTGTTCTCTTTGAAGTAGAGAACTCTGACCGAGCATTTGAGGAAGAAGTCCTCTTCACTGGATTTGGCGCTGCACCTGTCAAGGGTGAGGGTGCTGCTGTTCAGTATGACAATGCTCAAGAAAGTTATACTTCTAGATATACGGCTGAAACTATAGCTTTGGCCTTTTCAGTTACGGAAGAGGCTATGGAAGACAACCTGTATGACACGTTTGCCAAGCTACGTGCCAGAGGGCTTGCCCGTTCCATGGCTAGTACGAAACAGACCAAAGCTGCCGATGTTTTCAACAACGGCTTCAACACCTCCTTCACAGGTGGTGACGGTCAACCAATGTTCAGTGCCAGCCACCCAACGGTTGGTGATGGAAACCAGAGCAACCTTATTGGTTCTGCTGGAACGGTTGATCTTTCAGAAGCTGCGCTGGAAACGGCAATGGTCAGCATTCAGACGATCAAGGATGACAGAGGTATTCTTGTCGGTGCCAATGCAGTATCCCTGCACGTTGCACCGGGAAACCAGTTCACTGCTGATAGAGTATTGAACAGCCCCTATCAACCTAACACGGCTGATAACAACATCAACGCCATCAACCATCAGGGCATGATCCCTCAAGGTTACATGGTGAACAAGCGGTTCCAAGATGCAGATGCGTTCTTCATCAAAACTGATGTTCCTAACGGAGCAAAGATGTTTGTAAGAGCACCGCTTGCCACCAAGATGGAGCCTGACTTTGACACGGGGAACCTCCGCTTCAAAGCCAGAGAGCGTTACAGCTTTGGTTGGTCTGACTGGAGAGGTTACTTCGGTTCTCAAGGAGCCTAAGTACTTTTAACCCGGTAGTGGAGGGAGCTTAAAAACTTCCTCCACTTTTTCCTTTTAACATAATCATTTTGAATGGCACCATAGTAGGTGCTGGTCTAGGAAAGGACTGTTCACTATGCCTACACATTTTCCAAACGGTGTCACCAACGTAACTAAGGAGTCTATGTTTGGTGATCTGGATCAAATGGCTCCAAATAAGTACACAGTGTACTGGAATGACTTTGTTCAAAACTCTGACCTAGGTGGAACGGGTGCTCTCAACGGAGCAACGGTTTCTGCTGTTGATTGGATTTGCACCAAGGTTGACGGTGGTGGAGACAATGCCTCCGTTGTATCTGTAACTGACAGTGGCGGTGGAACGCTGACAATCACCACTGATAACGCAGAGAATGACGGTGTTGCACTCCAGCTTAAAACTGAAGCGTTCAACATTGATGAGAGCAAAGAGACTTTCTTTGAGTCTCGTTTAAAAGTCAACGATGCCACGCAGACTGATTTTCTGGTTGGTCTTGCCATCAAGGATACAACACCTTTTGCTGGCCTTTCAGATTCCATTACATTTAAATGTGATGACGGGAGCACGGCAATTCGTCTGGTCTCTGAAACCAATATGTCAGGGTCCATTGTTTCTGCCTCTGTCACGGCAGTTGCCTCTGTCACTGACGATACGTTTATGAAACTGGGCTATCACTTTGANGGCGAAAGTAATATTAAAGTCTTCTCTGACGATGTTCATGTTGCCACGCTCAGTGTGGTCTCAGGAACTAATCTTGTAACTGACGAAGATATGTCTCCCATTGTTGCAGTCCTCACAGGTGAGGCCGCTGCTCAGACAGTGACGGTTGACTATCTCTGTGCACTGCAAGAAAAGTAATAAGCTGAACCTTGGAAAAAGAACAGCTTTGATCTATAATAAGGGGAGGATCAGAAGATGGTTCTCCCCTTTCTTTTAGGAGAAGAATAAATGACAACCACTTTAAGGTTAGCTCAAGTAGCAGGAGGAGCGGGTGGTCCCGGTATACTAGTGGATGCAGTTACCAGTGTCACTGTATCTGATACCAGAATTAGAGCATACACTTATGCAACTAGCACTGTTCAAACACTTAGAATTTTAGAACCGGGTGCAGGTCCGGGAGGAGCGGTGTCAGCAGGATTATTAATAGAACAACCTGTACTTACAGCTAATACAGGAGGTTCAATATACATAGGTGATGATGGAGTCAGAGCGCACAAAACAGATGTGATTCATGTATCTGCTGCTGCTGCTGCTAAAGTATATGTTTATTATGGATAAATCAGGAGAACATAGATGACAACTACTTTTAGAGTTGCTCAAGTTGCTGGAGGTGCTGGAGGTAATGGCATCTTTTTAGACATATCTGCTAGTGTCACTATAGCTAACACTAGAATTAGATCATATGTATATGCTGTTACCGTTGCTTCTGAAATTGTAATTGGAGATGAAAATGGTCCTGTGATAAAACAGCCTGTCTTAGCGGCTAACACAGGAGATGATGTATACATAGGAGATGATGGGATAAGGTGTCTAGGTAATGTATCTGTTGCTGGTATCAGTGACGGTGGTAAAATTTATATTTATTATGGTTGATTCATATGGACTTTGTAACACTTGTTAGCTCAATCATAGCCACATCTGAGAATGATGGTTCAGAATTTATTGGTGCACTCCCTGATATGATTCAGAGAGCGCAGGACAGAATGATGAATGATCTGGATGATCAGGGACTTGTTACTTATTCTAGTGTGGCAGTATCCAATAATACTGCAAAGGTATCTGTTCCTTCTGGTGGAGAGATCATTAAAACTTTCTCTGTTGAAATAGGAGGNTCTAGAACACAGTTGAAGCACAGGCCTTACGAGTACCTGATAGACTACTGGCCTGTCTCAGCTTCCACTGGTACTCCTGTATACTACGGGTTTAAAACTAATACAGAGATGAGAGTAGCACCTACACCTTCTGCTGTTGATTTAGACGGAGAGATAGGATTTATTGCACAGATTACAACTATTACATCTGCAAGTCCTACAAACTACTTTACTACTCACTGTGAGAATGCACTGTTCTATGCTTCTATGGTGGAAGCCTCCATGTTTATGAAAAGTTTTAACACTGTTCCTCAGTGGTCTCAAGAGTACACCACAGAGATAGACAGGCTCAGGAACAGAGCCAGAAGAAGTAGACAGGATGATATGCAGACTAACTTCAGTCCTGCTGGCGGTCCCAATACACTTGTCAAAGGGAGTGACTAAGAATGGCTAGGAAGAAGAAGTTTCAAAATGGAGGGAGAGCTTCACCTTATAATCCTATGCTTCATATGACTAATCCTGCAGAAGCTGAAAGACAAAGAATAGCAGGTAATAA